TTAAGTTTTTCTGCAAACTCAACGATAGGGTCAGGTCTACCAAATGACATTGGACTTAAATAAGTCTTGTTGTTAATGTTGTAGTGAAAGTAAAGTTCAATGAAAGGAATGTCTTTGTTGAACTTGTAAGGAACGATTCTCACTTGAGATTTTCCGTTTGCCGGTTTAAAGATTGAATCCGACTTTTTAGTGTTGTTTTGTAAAGAGCTAAATCTCTTTAGTGCCAATGAAATGTCCATTGTTTTTTTGTTTTTAAGGTTTAAAATTTGTTTTTAAAGTTGAGGTTTATATCGCGATATTCCTATATCTAAATATAACTTTTTCATCTTTTATTACTATAAATATACGACTATTTTTCCACATTACCAAATCTATTTTTGGAGGTTTTCTACCTTACGATTTAGGTAAAATATAGCCTTTTTGAGGTCTTCCAGTTCTTTTTGAGGGTCTTTTTTACCTGCTCTTGCAACATATTTCACTACATTGAATAAGTAAGCATCTTTGTCCAATCCCCACGCTTCACATACTTTAATTACTTCATATGGGTTGTCTACTCCCCCATAGTGTTGAGGGCCATTTACCATCTCCTTTTGTGGTGCCGGAGGTGTATGTTTGAAATCAGGTAATAAATCTTCTTTTCTTATTTTTGGTTTTGCTGGCATAATTATTTGTTTTTTTGAAATGGGTGGTGGTGTTAGTATTTGTGCTGAATATTTTCCGAATCCAAACATAATTTAAATTTTTATCTTTTCCAAATTTGATACCATCTTTTTGATTGTTTTTCAGGTGGTGTAAAAGGACTTGTATTGTCCCAAATGTTTACAATTCCACCATATCTTACTTGCATCATCTGCATAAATAACTGATGATATTGTGGTGGTATTTTATCAAAGTCTGCCTTTATTTCAACATCCAATGATATACTCCTTCCTTCACCTGTCATCAATTTCAATTGGTCTTTCATTAATACAATTGTAGTTTGTTTCATTATTAGGTGTTTTCCATCTCCAATATGAAATTCAGCTTCTTCTTTTTTCTTTGCTACCATAACTTATTTTTTACTATCCCAATATATTTGTCTAACTTTCTTACCCAATTCTGCATCGTTTGGTGTATCTAAAATTATTCTACTATTTACAGTAATTAAATTTCTAGTTTCATTCAAATAACATTCTCTACATAATTGTCCTGCACCCTCTACATAACCATATCTAAAATCTACATGAGTAGTTTTTAATGTTGTAGTTTCTTTACTACACATAATACATTTTTCGTAAATACTTTCATTTTCCATATTATACTTTTTGTTTATTTAACTTATTTTGTAATTTAACCACTAATGCACATGACTCATACTCTTCAAAATCAATAAGTGTTTGAAGATTTTCTTCCAATAAATCCGAAAATTCTCTGCTGTCTATTGAGAGTGTAATAACAATAATTTCTTTGATTAAGACTTTTGCAAAATCAACTCTTTTCTTTTTAGTTCGTAAACCATATGCAACACCTTCTACGATTGCTTTTGCAAGTTCTCGTCTATTGTTTTCAAAAATATCAGAAGGTTCGTCTGCGTGAATTTCAATTGGTTTATATCTTTTTCTTATTGACATAAATCAAATATAAGAAAAATATCTTAATTCTCCAAATTTTGAGTATTAAAAGATTTAAATACTTTTGTAGGTATCATTTTGTATCCTGTATTGGATGTAGTTAAGATACAATTTCTAAATTCTTCCCAATCAATCATGTAAGAATTATCTAACATACCACCCGTTTTTGACTTAACTACTTCATTAAGTGCATTAATAGTGTATATTGAATTAGATTGTTTCTTTCTATGTACTAAAATAGTTTTCCATTCCGAAGGGATTGCATTAGAACCTTTCTCAACATTAAAAGTAATGAACGCCTCTTCAGGTCTTATTTTACTTTCTAAAATGAAAACATTTGGATTAGTTAAAGTATAGTTAGTTAATATGAAATCAACTGACTTATCCAATTCTTCCTTTGTTGTAAAAAGGCAAAGTAGTTGTGTGTTCATTATTTTCTATTTTTTACACTATTTTTTAAACAGTTTTGTAATTCAGGACCATATGCAGTTGCAACTTTTTTAGTGTTTGCTCCTGCCTGTCTCCAAGTATCACTAGCTATTCTAACATTATTTCCATTATTCCCAACCAAATATACTGCACCGGTTGTTGCGTCTACTTTAACACTTTTTATTAAATGTTCTTTTAATGCGTTTCTTTCTTCCGGGGTATCAGTTTTACCAGTATATCCTGATAATTTTGCCATACAACTTCTCATATCACGTGGTGTTACACCAACCCCACCCATTTCAACCAACACTTTATCATCATAGTTTTCAACATATGTATCTATGTGTAAAGATGATAGAGTTCCTGCAACGTATGTTTGAACTGCGGGGCCATTAGGACCTGTATGTCCAGGTTTTGTTCCGTCCGCTTTATGTAAATCATTCATAAATCCAACGTGTACGCCATTTAAACCAGCAGCATGTCTTTCTTTTACATCTTTCAATGCCGCCATTGTTTTTCCTAATGTAGTTTTTGGATTCAATATATTTTGAATATCTTTTGGAGTATAGACACCACCCATTGATTCCGATATTTCTTCCGGTGTCATTGATTTAGACTTATCATATATACTTTGTGATAATGTTCCAATTTTTAAGATAAATTTACTATAATTTCCAGATAAAGTTGATTTATCAACATTTGGGTCATTCCAAATTTCTAATGCATATTGAACAGTTTGTTCTGGTGTAATATTACTTTGAGCTTCTTGTATTTGTTCTTTAGTTGCGTTTGGATTCTTTTTTAAAATTGCGTCTTTGATTTTGTTCTTAATTAATTTGTCATTACCCAACACTGTTAAGTATTCATCCGTTGCATCATCCTCACTTTTAATATTACCTCTTCCTGATAACCTCTGTCCTATATATGCTATTGATTTTATATCGTTTTTATTTATTTCATCATATCCCGCCATTGCAATTGCATTCATATCTTCTGCACCTTTTTGTGCCTTTTGTTCTGCTTTTGCTAATTTTACTATCACATCAGGTGCAATACCACGTTTTTTAGCTTCCTCCATATAATTTTTCAATCTTTTAGCTGGAGTTGTATTATTTTGTGGGTCATTTAAATCTCTACTCTTTTTATTGGAAATGTTAAATACTTCAACATGACCTTTATCATTTGTATAAACTAAATATGTATCGTGATATCCTTTAAATTTATTCCACATTTTAAGTTCTCTCTCATAATGTGCTTTTTCTTCTGGTGTTTTTGCTGCCTTTAATTTATTATTTAACAATTCTTCGGTTGCACCATCGGTTACTCCGTTTGCCTTCATAACGGTTCCATTTCCTCTCTCTCTATTCCAATTCGCAGGGCCATTTTTAATTAATGATAATGAACCCATATAAGCTGTCCTAATCCAACTTGTTCTAGCTTCTTCTTTTTTAAATTTACTATCTCTACCTACATTTGTCTTTTTAAATTCCGAATCATATGCAGTCACAAATGCTTCTCTTTCGTTATAAATTTGAATTGCTGCTTTTAAATCATTAGGATTTTTTAAATCTAATTTTTGTGAGATTGCAATTGCTTCCAATTCTACTGCCAATTGTTTAAATTCTCTACCTTTTTGACTATCTAATATTTTTTGTGTATTTTTTTGTCTAGCTTGTAGAGTTTTTTGATATAATGATGAATTTTTAACTTCAGATGTACCGTGTATCAAATCGGATGATATTCCAACATACATACTTTCACCAGTAGATGCAACCATACCACCTGCACCTGCAATCTTATTTTTAAACATCTTTTGTTCTTCTATTGCATGTAAGTTGGTTAAGGCCTTTTGTAATTCTTGTGAAGTCTTAGCTTCTGCAATTGCTCTTTGATACTGATTATTTTTATCGTATTTAGGTGACTCATTTGCATCCTCATCTTCTTCACCTGATGATTTTTTTGTAGGTTCTTCTTTCTCTTTTGATTTTGAAGGTTCTGGAGTAGGTTCAGGTTTTGGTTCAAATACTTTACCACCCTTATCCTTACCAAATAAATTTGTTGCAGGTTGTTCTGGTTCAGGTTGTTTTGCTTTTTCTATACTACCATACTTACCTTTGTTTGCATTTAAAAATGATTCAAAATCGGCCATAGCTGCATTATGTGCAGAATCGGACTGGTCATTATAGTTTATAGCAGTTGTAAATGCAACTTCATTTCCTTTGTTATTCTTGTATCTCTTAGTTTTGAAAAAGTCTGCAGCTGCTTCTAATCCAGCATCTCCTTTCTTTGGAGCTTCGTTTATATAACTGAAATATACTCTTGCTTTCTGTGCCATTTCGTTTGCATCGGACACACCATTCTCTCTTAAAATTTGTACTAATTTTGTAACTTGTTCCTCTTTTGTTAAATCAATAATACCATGTTGTACACGATATTCTAATTCTTTAAGGATTTCTTGGAAATTTATTGACATTCTTTTATTTATTAAAATGAATTTTGTAATTGTTTTGCAAACTTATCACCATATGTCTTTTTGGCCTGTGCTAATAGGTTATTCAAAATTGAACTTCTATATTTAATTAAAGATTGTGGCATATGACCTTTTAAATTGTGATATTTTTGAATTTTTTGCATTTCAGCAGTAGATGATTTATCGTTCATCATTTTTGCTAATGCCATTACCGCACCATTGTGGTCGTTATTATCGGTTAAATCTGCTATGTTGTCCAGTTCATCGGATAAAGATACTCTTTTGGGTTCTTTTTTATCCTTATCGGCCATCATTTGATTAAACGCATTATCACCATATTTTTTTAGTTTGTCATCATTACCAAATACCGATGTTCCACCAACTTTAGATGCTCTACCTGCGGTTGTTACTCTACCTGCAACTACTACCTTTGTATCAGGTCTTAATTTATGTTGTTTATTGTATCTATCAAATGCTGCCTGAGATGGAAAATCAATCTCATGTAATGGGATAAGGTTTATTAAACGCATATTTTTGTCTATTAATTGTATATAATTATATGATATAAATATAAATTTTTAACTTATAACCTCTAAATTGTTATAATTCTCTCCTTCTTCTATTTTAACTGGGAAACCACCCTTCTCCATTATCTCTCTAATGTCGTTTAAGATATTTTCTCTTTCAATAGGATGTGTGTCTATAAGAAAGGCATCATAGGTATAAAGTATCATTTTTGACATTCTCCCGTCCAAATACTCCAATACCTCACCAATCTTCATATAATTGATTTCAGTTTCTAATGATTGTAATAAGTAGTTGAATACCTTTTGTTCGTTAGGAGATTCAATTCTATCAAATGGTATTTCTCTTTTATATAAGAGTGTCGTAAGTTTTCCCGAAATGACGAACCTTTGGTATAATCCCTTAATGTATTCATCTACTTTTTGAAAGAATGGTATTTTACGAGCATTCTCATCTAATCCCCCATAAAGGTATGTAAAGGTTATTTTCTTTGCCGTCTCCAAATCACATCGGTAAAGGTTTGCAAGATGTTGGTGAGCCGTAGTACCCGTTGGAAATTCATACCCAACCATTTTCGCAATCAAACGAATGTGATACGACTCATAGTCAAATTGAATTAAGGTTCCGTGTGGATGACGACTAATAAACATTTCTCTCGTACCATCGGACTTATTCAATGCAGAGTAGTTAACATTAAGGTGACGATTTGAAGGTCTGCCCGTTGTGGTATATGGGTTATACTGCGTGTACACTATATCGTTTTTACGAAGGTATTGTTCATTGAAGTTAAAACTATCAATAAATTTTTCTCTAACGACTTTTACCCCAGCCCCTTCCAACCTTCCCAATGTTTGGATTGCTGATGTATATTTTCTATTCCATTCGTTTCTTGTACTGATATTTGGGATTGTCTTTAAGATTTCATACCACTTCATTAAAGGTACACAATCATTCAACTCTTTAAAGTCGTTTCTATACCCCTTATAAACCGATTCTACGACCTCATTAAAGATAAATGGTTTCCCATACTCTTCAAAATAAACCCACTCATAATCCAATCCTATGGTGTTTAAATACCTATTGTCTAAAACTAATGTATTGACATGGACTAACTTAGATATGTCAAATTTGTCTAATTTCTTTGCATCTATGTGATTGAAATTAATTATACCATCACTTCCGTCACTTTGTCTAAAATATATAAAAGACAAACGACTTCCTAATGGATGTGCTTTATGAGAACTCCATACAGGAACAATGAGGTCAATATTTACATTACCTCCTAAAAATGATTGTAAGGATTGTTTATCTTCAATTAGGTTCATAGAACTCTAATATACGAAAAATATTTTAATTTACAAAGTTATTTGTGAAATTGTAATAGATTGGGTAAGTATAAACCAATATTTTTAATTTTAGTTGATACTATTGAAATGGATGTAGCATTGGATGTGGTAACACCAATATCGGTTATTTGGCCGTCCATTGAGTATACTGGAGATTTTGGGCCTGTTATTCTCCATCTCATTTTTTGTAATAACCAATATGGATTTTCTAACAATAAATTATATTCTTCTAAACTTATTTCAAAGACAAACAAATTGGAGTCATTTACTCTTTGTGTAAAATATCTTTCAATAAATCCATTTTCATAATCATTTACATTTGGTAATGGGACTATTGTATTTGGAAAATCCAAAGAATATATATTTTTATCTCTAATTAAATCTTTATACATATTATTCAGTTTTTAATAAATAACCGGCTTCTATTGTAGTTTTCCATCCGTTTGTGTCTATACCCTGTTTTACATTTGTTATTTGAAAATATCCATTTTTATTATATACTTCAGGTATTCCCTCAATTTGAAAATATTCTCCACAACTAAAACCGGCCATTCCATCTATTTCTATTGATATATCCAAATATGTCAATGCCATAGATTGAGCGGGAGATTTTGGTAAAATATACAATTGAATCAAACTACTATCTTTATATATTAAATTTGTTGATGTACCATTTGGTGATGGTATTAAAAATTTTATATACTTTGATTGAATAGAATCATTTAATTCTTTTTCTATTTCTTGTTTAGATTTTTCATCACTACCGGCTGTATCGGTGGTTGCTTTGGGTGCTCGTTTGATAATTTCAACTTCCATATCATTTACCGAAAAATACCCATCGGCGTTTGTAGCATATGATAAATCTGCAGAAACAAATTTATCTATTTCTTTGGATGCATCCGTTGATGTTTTATCATTTTGTTTTGCTATTGCAAGTTGAGTTGAATACAATGCTTGGGCTTGCATCAATGTACTCATTTCCATATTAAAATTAAAATTCTTTACAATAGAACCCAATGCACCTATTTTAAATTTGTATATTTGTTCTTTATTCTGTTTATTTTTATCTTCTTTTGGTATTGCTAAAGGTATCTTTTTATCAATTATTTCTAATCCAGAATAGGTAACTCTATCATATGGTTTTTGTAATTCTAAATTTGATAATCCCAACATTGCGTCCGATATTGTTTCTAATACGGGATTCATTATATCTGCAATACTATTTCCATTATTAAATATTTCTAAAAATCTATCATAACTAAAAAATACATTTAACAAATTTCCTATATTTGATTTAACTTCAACATCTTTATTTTCATCCAAATCTTTTATTGTTTTGTTAGTGGTTGGAATTGGTTTGCCGGTTTGAAAATCGTATATTGCAGCGTTGTCTATATTAAATGATTTTTCATTTATTGCACCTTTTATTCTTTTATTTGTTTCATGTAATAATATAACTCTATTTTCCGTAGAATCTTTGGACAATGATACCATTGGTAATTCTCCAGGAAATATAACATATTCATTTGTTGATATTATATTTGGATTTGAATTTACAGGTATTATTGGATCTCCTTTATATTCGTATGTTATTACAATACCATCTTGGTCAGAATATTTTATCAATTTTAATTGATTTATTATTTCAATTATAACTTTCATTGAAATATATGGAGTTTTTGAAACTAATATATTTTTTTGTTTATCATTTACAATACCATAATTAAAAAATTCATTTTTCCATTTTGATTCGTCTGAAAAGATAGTTGCAAATTTTGTTTCACCTAAATCCGATGCAATTCTTTTTATAAAAGATTGATACGTTTTAATTGGTGTTTTATCTTTTTTTGCAGTAGAATTTTTACTTTTTGCCGATTTCAATGCAGGCCACAATTGTAATTCATTTCCCGCAGAAACTTCTATGTTAACCAAATATGTTCCATCTTCTTCCGGTGAATATGAAAAATTACTAACCTTGCCAACCATATAATCATACTCACCTTCTAAATCTTTTAATATCGTCAAATATTCATCTTTTTTTTCTGCAAAATTTAAAAAAACAGAAGAATAATCTTCTTTATATTTTTTGAAATTCTTTTTTGCAAATAATTTTGAATCTATTGTATATTTTTTAGATTTATTTCTAATGTCAGAACCCCACCCATATTCCAATACAACGTTCATAGATGGTCTTAAAAAGAATAATTCAAACATTTCCAGTTGTTTCAATGTAAATACTTTAACTTTAACTTGTGCAGTTTTTAAAGTATTATTACCACCATCCGTATCAATTTCTATACTCTCTATAATTGGAGTAGATGCTCTTCTATTTGTTTCACCTTCTACAACAATTTCTTTACCATTTAAATCGTATCCTACAATGGTTTTACCCGTTTGATATAATTTTGTAACATCGGTAGTATTTGTGATTACACAACCATAATATGTTGTAGCATCATTTCCGTAATTTTGTGATTTAAATAATTCCTTAATTTCAGATGAAGTTTTTCCCTTCATTACTACTGCACCACTTGACATCATTGCAAACGGTGACATTGTAGTAATATAATTTCTATCACTTTCTCTTTCTTTTAATTTATTTATCGTCCACTCTTTTAAAGGTGCAACAAAAGGAAATGGCATAACTTATTTATTTATTTTTTCAAAATCATTCAATATACTTGATAAATTTGATGGTATTCTCATTTGCGTACCAGGTGTAATTGATAGGGATGCGTCATTTAAATTATTTGCAGTTGCTATAATCCACCATAAAGTTTTATCATTATAATATTTAGATGCAAGTATGTCTAATCTATCACTAGATTCGGATATGATGTATATGTCATCATTGGATGGTTTTATTTTTGGATATATAACACTACCTAAATATTTTTTTTTAGTTCCTTTGGTATGTAATGTTTTACTATATTGATATCTATTTGCCATTTATTATTATTTTGCTGAAAGTGAACGAGCCTTTGTCCATTTTTCAATATCATTTTCCATTTCTTTTTCATTCAAAGTCACCTCATCTATTCCAGTTCTATTACCACCATCAAAATCGTATTTATATTTGGTTATTCCTCCGTTGGTATCTGTTTTATGATTTTCTATTATTTTAATACCAATTGATACGTCAACGATAGATGGATACATAAAAGTATCGGTTGGATCATCAAAGTTAGATGGCCAAGTTGTATTGTCTTCTACACTAAATGATAAATTTTCAATAAATCCAAATATATTAGGATACATATCACCTATTGATACATTTAATAAATTCGGTGAATATGCATATTGTGATGTTTGTGTTTCACCACCATATTTCATTTCGGAAATTTCATCATATGGAAATGCCAATGATTTTAAATAGTTTATCTTTTTAACCATATTTTCTTTTTGGCCATTGGTTAGATAATACAATTTTAAATTAAATTTTAAACTTCTTTCAACACCCTGATACCTATTCACTTTAAATGGAGAACCTAAATATCTAAAATTAGTCCATTCTGGTACAACATCTTCACTCAATCCAGTAATAGTTCCTTCAAATGGGATTGCAGTTGATTTGCCATACTTTTTAAATAAAACCAATACTTGATTTTTACCTGTATATTTTTGTATAAACTCATTTAACTTATCAGCTTCAATTTTATCAACATCTTGAATTAAATCAACATCCCATTGTTTATTTATTTCAACAGATTTTGAAAATTTGTTCTTATTACTATATAATTGTGGTTTTGGTTTTTTTAATGAATTTGCCAAATTTCTCAAACCACCCTTTGTAACAGCGTTAATTGCAAGGTTAGTTGCAACACCACCTAAGTTGGATGCACCTTGATTTAAAGTTGCTAAAATTGATGTGGGTGATGGTGATTGTTTTACAAAATAATCTGTATCAGGATCAATTGCATTTCTTAATCCTTGTTGTGTTCTTCCTAATGATATTGGTTTATTAAAAACTCCTTTTCCTCTAAAAATAGTGTCTGATGGTCTATTTGCCGAACCACCCAATGCTCCACCAATTTGTCCTCCAATTAAATCTGCAATAGCATTTGGGGATGATGCAAGTAATGCAGCACCTCTTGGTGGGTTAATAAATCCCCTACTTTCTATTCGGATATTGTCTCTTCCGTAGATTTCTTTTTTTTGTGATTTAAATAAATCTTGTATTGTTGCCATCTATAAAATAATAGTATTTACTTATAAATATCTTTATTGTAAATATTATGTAGTTCTAGCTACACCATAGTTTCTACGGGCTTGATTCAATAGAGATTGTCTTAATGATTTACCATCCAATGTAACATCCGTTCCGTTAGCGGTATTATCCATTATTTTTCCTAACATTTGTGTAGATAATCCCAACATTGCAACCATTTCTTGTTGTAATTTAACCGAATATTCAGATTCACTTAACAACCTAGTTTGTTTTGCCATTTGTTGAGTCAATTTTACTTCTTGTAATTTATTATTTGTGTTTATTGCAGCAACGGTTGGTTCTCCACCCTTTTTAGTACTATCTGCCAAATTTGTGTAACTTATACCACCCATTGGTGTTACTCCAACACCTTGTGTTTTAGTGGTTACTTTGTTTACATCCAAAGTGTTTTTATATTGACTACTTAGTCCAGATATAATTTGTTCAGACATTACTTCTTTTACATATTTATTTTGTAAATCTTTAATATCTTGTTCTGCTTTAAGTGTTGCCGATTTTATTCTAAAAGATTGTTCTAATGCAATACCTTGAAGTCTCATCTGCTGTTCTACACCCAACATTTGCAATCTTTCTTTTTGTTCAAAGTCTAAATTTTCTTTTCTAAACTTTTGTTCTAATTTAAGTTTAGACGCTTCATTTGCAATATCTTGTTGTAGTGCTCCATTTGCAATATCTTTACCAGTTTTAATTGCATTTTTTTCTGCAATAGTTCCCGTTACTCCACCCCCTTTGGATTGTGTTAAATTCATCAATTCATTAACATCCATTCCTGTTGCCTGACTTAATGCTTGTTTTTGGAATGCATTCATAGAACCAATGTCTACACCACCCAATGCCGTTTTTAATGCAGATGCACCACCGGCCATATCTCCTGACATTAATCTGGCTCTAACCTCAGATAGATTTACATTTTTACCCAACATTGCCGACAAACTCATTTCGGATTTAATACTATCCTTATAGTTTAAAACCATTGAATCCGATGCCTTAGACATAGAACTCATTGATGTATTCATCTTTGATAATAGAACGGCCTGTGTTGCAAATTGTGAAGTTGTAAAGTTTGAATATTTAAATATTTCTTGTTGTGAATCAGCCATTTGTTTAAATAACTGAGCCGGTGACATATCATTTAATTTTGCAAATGCACCTACACCAGCTGCCATATTTGTACCGGTTTCAGCCGATGATTTATCCATTAAACGAAATGTATTACTCATTGATAATACATCGTCTGCAGATGACATATATTGTGTTGCAAGTCCTGCAGCTGCAGTTGCTAATTTAACTTGAGATGATAATCCGGCTGATAATGAAACACCAACATTTTTTACGGTGTCTAAAACTGCTTGAGTTGATGAACCTATTGCTTGTAATGCTCTTTCGGAAACTGATATAGCTGATTTAAATCTACCCATGTCACTTGTAAACAATGCCTTTCTTTGAGCGTTGTTTGCATCCAATGTTTGTGATTCCTGGTTTTGTCTAAATTGAATTTGGTCTTTTAATAAACTATTTTCATAATTAATTTTATCTTTTACTAAACTTTGATCATATTGTAATGAATCATTTGCCAAACCTTTGTTATATTCAAAATTATCCTCAGCAGCTTGTCTTTGTAATTGTCTAGGTAATCCGTAATTGAATTCCGTAATTATATCTCTATACTCCTTAGAACCCTTCATTGCATCTTTACCGGCTTCATCTAAATTACCACCGGTCAATGCAGCCATTCTAACTGCGGTTTTTGCAGCCTGTCCACTATTAAAGAAACTAGCAGCTGCCATAATTGCACCGGTTGCTAATCCAATAGGGCCTAAGAATTTTGCAACACCACCCAACATGCCAACCATACCTTTGCCAGCCTGTCCTAACATACCGGCTGCACCTCTTTTACTTTGTAAGTTACCCACAACCTCACCGATACTACCGGCACCCTTACCACCTCTGAATTTTTTGGTCACACTTAAGAACTTATCCAATCCTTTACCAAATCCGGTATTAGATAACATCTCACCCGCGTCACCCATTGCTTGCATATCTTGTGCCGCCGCTTGTGCTGCCGGGCCCATTTTCTCCAATACTTCCAATTGTGCTTCTAATACTTTTTTTAAGTCTTTACCATCTTCGGTAGTAGTATCTATGGTTTTTATAAAGGCCTTTTGTTCTTCTATTTGTTGTTGTATTACATCTCTAATTTCATTGTTATTTTTTTTAACAGGAATTAAGGAATCTAATATCTTTGTAACGGAATATACTGAATCTTTGTATCCACCTGCAACCTTATATGCTGCATCTTTTTGTTCGTTTGTTAAGGCCGTTGATGTTTTTAGAATGGATGCTATTCCATTCATTTGTATTTTGGTTTGGTTTAATATTTTATTATTTTCTTTATAAAAATTATTATTTTTTCCAACTTTACCAGCAATACTTTTTAAAACATTATCATAATCTTTTACATCATCAAGTTGTTCGGACATCAACTTATTTTGCCTTTGCATTTCATTAGTAATTCTATCTAATGCTTTCAGTTTTTCGGCAGCATCTTTTACATCCCTAACGGATGATTGATTTATCCTATTGTATTCTTGCTCTAATTTAGAAAGTGATTTTTTACTATTAGCCATTTACTATGCTTTGTCGTAGTATTTATCCAAAAATGTATCAATTTCGGTTGTATCTAAACCTCTTTTTTGTAATATAGATTTTAATTTTAATTGACCCGACACAATTGAGTCATCCAAATCCTTAAATGCTTTACTTAGTTCTGGATTTGTATATTTAATTTTAGAAATGAATTTTTCCTCAGTACCTTTTGTTTTAGCTTTAAAAAAGGTATCTAATAATTTTTGAAATATATTTCTTTCGAATATTAATTTGGACATGACTTTATAATCTTTTATATAAATATAAAATAAAATGGTTTATCTTCTTCTCGTAGATGATGATTTCGGTGAATTACTTATCTTTTCAATAGCAGCTGATTCCGATTCTTTGGTTGATAACAATTCATTCCAATAAAACTCTCTTAGTTTAACAGGCATAAAGTAAACATCATGCCAATTAAAACCACCGTTTGAAGAGTATATTAAATTAAATATTTTTTTGTGTAAATATTGAGAATAATTAGTCGGCAGGATAAAAAAAGTCAATCCCTACTGGGACACTCAGCGCCTCCGTTTCGCCGGTAAATGGAGATGTATAATCAAATATTAAATCAATATTTGGAGATACTTGATTTATGTATTTTCTCAATGCCTTAGAATCTGCAGCCAATAATTGATTTGCAACAAAATTACTTATATATCCCAAATCTCTATTACCATTTACTTCCGTAATAAGTCTTCTATAACGAGCTTGAATTTCATTTCCTTGTTTAGATATTTTCTCACTAGCTTCAACATCTTTTGCGATAATTAATTCATCACTATGAGTCATTATTTTAAACTTAATAGGAGTATTTGTTTTAGGAAGAACAAACTCATATTCATTATTTCTATTTAGTTTACTTTCATCTATTTCTTTTATAGAAAGTTTAGACATATCAACTGTTACTTCTACCGGAGTATTTTCTGATGGGTCATTTACTGTTATAGTGTATTCTGGACCAAATGCCAATATTCTACTTGCAATTAATATTGCATTTTTATCACCAATAATTAAATCACCTATATTAATAGATGAATCAACTATAATACTTTCTAATAATTTATCTAATTGAATTCCTTTTCTAATCAAATTTGTTGAAGTAAGGATATCTTCTTCTTTTGCGGTTAACAATTTAACTACAACTTCTCCTTTTGATAATGGAGATGATTCTGGATAAACCAAACCCTTTGATGGTAGACTAATAACTTCCGTTGGAAATGGATATGATTTTTGTGTTTGTTGTTGAACTCCACTCAATCCCCTTGTAACTTGTTGTTCTACATTTTGTTGTTCCATAATATAACTTTTGTGTTTATTATATATATTATGTTTTTCAAAAATAAAAAAGGGATACTTTGTGGGTATCCCTTTGTTTTATAATTTTTAATACGATTAGAATTCTAAGATTGCGTAATCATATGATAATTGTAGTTCAATTGATAATGGGTCGTTTGTTGACCAATCCAATTCACCAAAATTAGCTTGAGAGATAAATGCACCTTTTAAAGTCCATTGTTCAATCTTGTCACCAACTGGTCCTAATAAATAGAAAGTAACATCTTTCTTATAGAAAGCAGCGTATCCATCTCTACCTGTTAACGACTCATGTGATTGTCTAATCCATTCCATTACTTGTTGTGCACCAGATGGAACAATTGGATCGTAAAGTGTGATGTTAATATCATCCCAAGTTGACTTACCTTTAATTTTTCTCTGTACATTGATGTGGTCTAACACAACAGGTTCTGCAGTGTAGGTTGGTCTGTTTGCTGTCTTGATGATATATGATTCTATACCATTTATTTCCATAATGAATCTATTACTTACTTTAGGTTCAAAATTCTTATAGAAAATTTTATCAAACTCTAATATTTCTGGCATTTTACTTTATTTTTTAATTCTTTTATATAAATATCTGTTTTCTAAATTATCCGTTAAATGCTGCTCCAGTTGGTAAGATGTTGAAATCAATTTGAATGAATTCAGCAGTCTTAGTTGGTTGTAAAAAGATAGCTCCTTTCATAATGTTTCTATCAATTACATCTGGTGTATTATTAGTTTCATCCATTACAACACGGAATGCGTACAAACCTTGTCTTTGTTGGATTGATTCTAAATAAGGGTTAACGATATTTAAGAATCTATTTCTTGTTTCAGAAGTATTTTGTTCAAATACTAAATATCTTGAAGTAGATGCGATATACTTTCTAACAGTCAATAATAATCTTCTTACGTTGATTCTATCTAATGCAGATGGTTTATCTTGTAATGTTTTTTGTCCGAATACTACAATACCTTGTCCTGGGAATTGTACGATTGGGTTTACTTTTGCTTCGTATAATGAATCTTTTTCTGATTGAGTTAATCTATTCAATACACTAACCGCTCCTACTAATCCACCTCTATTTAAACCGGCTGGTGCGAACCATTCTGCTGCTACTCTATCGTTTGCTGCGAATACACCAGGTAATAATACTGAAGGTGGAACTGAAATCAATTTATTAGTGTTGATATCAATTGTCTTAACCCAAGGATAGTAAGTTGCTGCCATATTTGAATCTACTGCGTCAGATTGAGTTGTTACTTGTGTAATAGAATCATTTTGAGAAGTTGAATCCATAATATAGAAACAATCATTTCTTTCTTCTACCATATCCAAAACATCAGTTACTACTGAAGGGTGTAATCTTCTTACAACACCTGGAGTAACTATCATATTGATATCAAATTCATCAGCGTTAGATAAAGCAGATACTAATTTACCATAAGCTACTGAACCACTTGATGCAGATGTTGATAAATCAAATCCTTGTGAGTTACCTGCAGTTATATCAGCTCCTTTGTAGATTGGAGTTGATGGGTTCATACCATCAAAACCTTCTTGGAATGCTACAACGAATTGTGCTGAAGTTGAACCTACTGTTAACGAACCACCATTTGATGAATCCAAACCAAATGCTGTATTAGCACCTGATGTTGCACCTACTGGAATTGGTCTTAAATAGATTGAGTTATCTGTGTTACCATCTAAATCAATACCACCATATACAGTTACAGAAGAACTTACGAAAGTTACTGCAGGTATTTGAGAAGATAATTGAGTTGATGCAGATATTGGTAATTGATATGCTGTGTGGCCAAATGGAACTGCCTGAATTGGAGAATTTTCGTTTAAGTTTACAATTCTAACATATTTTGAATTGTTTACCCAATCACCAGATTCAGTTATTTTACCTACTGAGTCTATTGATAATTTTCTATCACCGATTACTCTACTGATATAATTTGGAGAGTTAGGGTCTAAGTTTACGTTAGAGAAAGTTTCTACTACTACTTTTTTCTTATTAGTATCGTCAAATTCTCTTACTACAACTGTAAATGTTCCGTAATCTGTTCCGTTTATTGAACCCGCTGCTTTAATATTTGTAATACCAATTTTAATTTTAGTGTTTGCTCTGTTTCCAGCACCTAATGTTTCAAATTGGAATAAGTTAAATCTTTCACCACTAATCAATTGTGATTGAATCATTGGAGTTAAAGCTTCTTGTGCATCCATTGTAAATAATTGATTACCCAAAACATTTACAGATGCGGTTGCATTACTATTAAAAGTTACACTATGATTTTTAAAGAAACCATATACATAAGGCTTTTTATTACCATATGCAGATGTTCCAAATACAGCTTCAATGTCATTTGTATCACTTGAATCCAAAGATGCAGATAATAAACCAGCATTTGAACCTGATAATAAGAAATCACCATTTCCGTTTGGAGTTACAGTTGTTCCTGCAAAACCTGCATTTGAACCAGATGTAGTATTAAATAAAATACCAACCGATGCAGTTACTGATCCTGAAGCTACTGTTAATAACAAAGGAGCCGTTTCAGTATATCCATCAACTCCAGCCACTCTACAAATAGTTGCAGTTCCTGCTTCTCTTAAATAATTTTGAACAGCCAATTCTGTATAATATGTTCCGTCTACATTACCAAAAAGAGTTTCAAACTCAGCTTGTGAATTAACGATTGTTGGAACTAATGGGCCTTCTTTGAAAGGGCCAATGAATGCTGCTCCGATGTCAGCCACACCTTGTTGTAAAAATGAAAGGTCGTTTTCTTTTGTAAATACGCCTGGTGATACTATTTTCTCTGCCATTTTATATGCTTTAATTTAAATTTATTAATTCTCAATATAAATATAAATTAAAAGTCCAAAACATTAAATTATGAATTGGACTTTTTATATTAATTTTTAATGAGATAGTATTTTTACTATTCAGTTGGTGCTTTAATCAATTTGAAGAATATATTTAAGTTTCCTTCCGTTTCTACATTTGATAATTCTGATAAATCAAATGCTCTGTACTCTAATTCTTTTTCTTCTGATAATAATTTTTCAAACTCTTGATTAAATTCAATAAAGTTTGAAGTTAATGATCTAGAAACAATGTTTCCTTCTTCATCTTTTACTTCATCGTACATTTTGATGAATATTTGTCCTTCTTCTTCTGTACCTAACTTTTTGATTAATTCTTCTCTTAGTTTTTCAATACTTTCTTTTTCAGATGTTACTTTCTTTCCTAATTCGTTTAACCAGAATTTAGACACTAATGAAAGTTTTTCGTTTAATAAACCTTTTGATGTAACTTCTCCTGTTTGTTGGTTTTTAACACCGAATAATTCTGTTTCTAATGTTAAGAACTCATGTAACTTAAGACTAATTTTTTCCATAATTCAATTTTAGTTTTGTTTTTGTTTGTGTATATAAATATATATTGTAAATTTTTTTGAAAAGTATAGTTTTTATATTGTTACATTCAATATAGTTGCATTTACTGTTCCTGAAGATGTTTTCATTTCCATATAGTTGCCGTTCATTCTAAAACAAACACCTAATCCGGTTGGATCATATTGACTTATTATAGTTAATTGTCCAGGATACCAAGCACTCATCATTAGTGCGTACCCTGTGTTTCCTGCGTTTGAGTGAGTAAATGAAACAAAATGTAAACCACTATATGTTTGAGCAGGGCCGATTATGGCAAATGAAGTACCAACAACACAGTAACGTCCACCAAAATACCAATTAGGAATATTTAAGGTACCTCCTACACTTACAGCACAGTTAAAAGTAACATTACCACCTGCTTCCAAATACATTGCTCTATTAACAGCAGCGTTACCTATTATAGTTCTTCCGTTTCCATCTTGGTTTGTAGTAATTGAGAAAGTTCCTCCTAGATGAGGTGATGAAGTATTACTTCCACATAAAGTTAAATCTGCAAAACCGGATTGTACTCTTAAACTTGGTACACAAATCTGACAAGTAAAATTAGCTATACCATGACAAGTCATTGCTAAATAGGTACTTCCTTGTCTAGCAAATACTAACGATTGTATTGCTGTATCATCTCCTCTAGTTGCTCCAATTTCCCAGCAATTATTATACCACAAAAATTTAAGACTATTTACACTTCTAGCAATAGTATTTGCTGCACCTGAGTTATAATTATAAGAACAGTTGAGAGACATATATATGGCTCTATCATCTCCTGAGGTACAAGAAATAGTTAGGGTATTTGAAATTAATCCTGCGTTTGTACAAACTGTATTTGCAAATGTTGCGGATGAGTTGGAATTAAAAGTTAATACTGCTGTTCCATTCTTACGAATAACTAAACATTCTGTTCCTGTATTTGCAGTATCATATGTTAAATAACCAGTATTTGTATACCTATAATCGGTTGATTGTACACTATTTGTAAATATAGCTAATCCTGCACATGTTATATTTAATCGTTGATTATTACCATTTGTATATACACTAAATCCATTTCCAGTTGTAGACCATATTGCCATATCTTTTGTAGTATTACCTACCAAAGAACCAATACTACCCACATATCCAAAATCAGTTCCTTGACTTCTAAATGCTATATTATTACCCCATCCTGTTGCATTGGCTCCATCGAGATATAAGTTACTATAAGAAGTTGATGAAAATATTCCAGATGCTCCACATACAACACCCGACGTACATAGTGTACCACCAATTGTTACTGATCCACTTACATCTTGAATGCAAGAATCATAAAGATGATCACCTCCACCACTCTTTGCAATATAGTTACAAGTCAAAGTAGTTTCAGTTCCCAATGTTGCTGCTCTTGGTCCTGACATTAATAAACCTCCAGAATAACCAATAGTTGATGGGTTACTATATATCCATCTATTACATAAGCTATCCCATAACATAGAACCAGTTATTCCGGCAGAGCTTCCACTATCTTGTACTGAAATACCCGCAAATCTAACCGAAGGTGTTGCTGTGTTTAGATTTACTATGTTTGTCCCAATTGAAACCGATGATGCACTTATATATTGAATTGATGAACTACCTTGAACGATTAAGTCGGTTGCTATAAAAACACTTCCTGAAAATACTTGTGTACCAAAGAATGTGTTTGAACCGGTTGTTGCTAAAGAACCTGTTAATAAGTTTAATGATGTATTTGCATTACTTGCTGTAAATGTATTAATACTACTAATAGAAATGTCAACGCTTGCAGACTTAGTTTCTAAATTTATTAAGTCAGATGAAACGGACGAACTAAATGAAACAGTATCACCTAATCCAAAAACGGACCCAGATAATGATCCAGTAAATCCGGATGCAGCTATTATACTACCACTTGAATTAAATGATGATGATGGTGAAGTTCCAATAGATAGATTAAAATTACTATCGTATTGTACTACATTTGTCAAACTTGCCTGCTTTCTATTCTTTCCCATTTTTCTTTTTGTATAAATATTTTTTTATAAAGAAGACTCAGAATTATCTGTTCTGTCTTTTGCGGTTTCTATCCAATTATTTTCGTAAGCTGCAGCTACGATCTCTTCTCTAGATCCTGGAATTGTTTGTTCTGCTTCTAAAAATTTATCTACTGCAATTTTAACGATATCTTCTATTGCTAATCTTGCTCTTTCTTTCATAGCGTTTTCAACCCAATCTTGTGGATCGTAAGCAATATATTCCATTGCTAATTTTTCTGTTTCTGTAAGTGTGATTGTATAATTCATAATTTATTTATTTTTTATCCTATTAAATATCCCATAAAGTGAGGATATTCTTCTGTTGCGTTGTTTTCTCCTGGAAATAGACTAGAGCTATCATCTGCTGATGAGAATATTCTAACCGTATCTCCTGCAGCTAAATTTACTACAGCTGTTTTTGAATGACTCCATCCATACGCTGATGTAGACATCCCACCGCGATCCATTCTTAATTGAATACTGGGTCCTGCTCCTGTGGAAGAATTATTAACTCTTAAATACCATCTATAAACAGTTGCAGACGTTCCCATTAAATTACCAAAAGCAAAGAAATACGTACCTGCTACAGGAGCTGTAAATACACCATTTGATGCATTATAATGACTTCCTCTATTATGTTGGGTAGACGGAAATATCCAATAATTTCCAGAAGCAAAGCTTCCACCACCAACACCATAAGCATAGAATGATGGTTGATAAGGCGTAGTAATACGTCCGCTTGTATCTATTTTCATTCTTATAATATCGTTAGTAGCAAGAACCATTGGAGTATTTTGTTGTGCCCATACTTCTACCTGTTCTGAATTTGCAGCTAAATATGCTCTTCTAGTAGTGCCATTACTATCAAAAATACCATATCCAGAGGCGCCTCCAGTTGTTATAGGGTACGTTTTTACTGTCGCTTGTCCACTAATCCAATCTGCTACAACAGCAAATTGAGTACTAGGAGGATTACTTGTTCCTATTCCTACTCTACCATCTTGTGTAACTACAAATCTAGGCGTATTATCCGCCACTCTTAATTCCCAACTATCATTAGTGTTCATTCCAGCAAACCACCTATCTACGCCTAGTTGTTTAAATCTAATTCTTACATCAGAGCTCGTTGTTGAATCTAAAGATATAATAGCACTATCGTTACTTGTTATATTTAGTATTCCGTAACCTCCAGTATGAGAACCTGAGATATCTAACGCCGCTATAGGATTTGTTTTTCCAATTCCTACATTACCTCCGCCTAATACAATAGGACTTCCATAAACAATCATTGCGTTTCTTGTACTACGAGTATCGTTTCTAGAATCAATAGCAACACCAGTTACTCCATAATCTGCTCCATTTCTAACTTCAAGATTTACATTTGAAGTAGTGGTAACTACAAATTTTGCAAGTGGATTACAAGTTCCAATTCCTACGTTTCCACTAGAACTTATATATAAAGCGTTAGAGTAAAAGTTAGTGCAATTTGTATCATGATAAACCAAAGAACTAGTCAAATGATCTCCGCCTTGTCCTACTAATAACATACAGCTAGTAGTTCCCTGTTCGTTACCCAAACCAGCGGCGTTTCTAGGCCCGGAGATTAACATTCCACCAGAGTATCCAATTGTTGAAGGATTACTATATATCCAACGATTACAAAGTGAATCCCATAATATACTTCCAGTTACACCTGCACTACTTCCAGAATCTTGTACACTTACTCCTGCATATCTAACCGAAGGTGTTGCAGTATTTAATTGGACTATATTTGTTCCAATTGACACAGATGATGCAGAAATGTATTGTATGCTTGACGAACCTTGTACTATTAAATCATTTGCAATATAAACACTTCCTGAAAATACTTGTGTTCCAAAGAATGAATTACTTCCAGTTGTTGCTAAAGAACTAGTTAATAAGTTTAGAGATGTATTACTATTACTTGATGTGAATGTATTAATACTACTAACACTTATGTCAATACTACTACTCTTTGTTTCCAAATTTGACAAGCGTGCAATATTAGATGCAGTAACACTTTGTATACTAACTAAATTTGACGATATAGATGAAGAAAAACTTGTAGGATTTCCAATTCCAAATATAGAACCAGTAATACCTCCTATTGCATTTACACTTCCACTTGTATTAAATGAAGATGATGCAGAAGTACCTATGACAAGATTATTACTATTGTCAAATTGTATCTGTGTTGCTAACTTACCGGTGTTCCTTGTTTTTCCCATTTTTCTTTTTTTATAATATTTTTATCCTACAAAGAAGGTGTATAATTATCCGTCTTATACTTTGCAGTTTGTACCCAATTTCTAGCATAAGCGTCTGCAACTATTTCATCTTTAGAACCAGGTATAGTTATACTCAATTCTAAATATTTTTCTACTGCAAGTTTTACAATATCGTCTATTGCAATTCTTGCTCTTTCTTTCATTGCATTTTCTACCCATTCTTGTGGGTCATAAGCAGTATATTCCATTGCTAGTTTTTCTGTTTCCGTAAGTGTGATTGTATAATTCATATATTATTGTTTTTATATTTTATCCTAATAAAGCAAAAGTAACTGAGCTATGCCTTCCTCCCGATGATCCATAGACACTTCCACTATTTAATGCAAATCCAATTGTATCATTAGCGGCTAATGCTAGTATTGTCATACCTGATACTTGGTTATATACACCTCCGTTGATTGATTGATATGGTACTAATGCATTTGTTCCGGTTCCATTTATTCTTAAATTTATATCCAATGTTTGATCTACTCCATCGGTCATAACCATTATACTTACCAAATAGTGCCCCGCAACTGGTACAGTAAATAGTCCCGTTGAAGAATTATAATGATTACCATTATTAGTATGTACTTGATTCCAAACTATTATTTGGCCAGTAGTTGAGTATGATCCTGTTATTCCCACTGCTGCGTATGGTTGAAATGGTTTTGTAACTTGCCCCGTTGGTAATATATTCATTACAGATCTACCACCGGAATTGTTTTGTCTTGATGCGTACCAATTAAATCCTCCATATGTTGATCCGTTACCTCCGAAGGCTAAAAATCTAGTATTACCAGCGTACCAATCAAGCATACCAACACATTGTGTTGTACCATATCCTAAACTTTCTCCTCTAACTTGTATTGCACCATTCACATCTAATTTTTCATTAGGTGTTTGTGTACCGATACTCACATTACCATTTTTCTTTATAGTCATAAGGGTTGGAGTTGTATGATCTACTATTTGCGCATAAGTTCCTGCTGCAAATACAAAATCACCATTTTCTTGCTCAAAATGTAAATTAGTACTACTTCCACCTCTATGGCCCATCCAAGCAGTATTTATAGATTTATTTTCAAAAGTAATACCAGCTCCAGTACCAGTTCCAAATGAATTTATGTGTATAGCTGATTTGGGAACATAATTACTTGTTGAATTTATTGATAAACCAGAATTCAAACAATCAGTATCTTGTGAAATTGTTAATCTACCAATTGCAGTAGTAGTTCCTATACCAACACGTCCACAATTGTCAATTCTCATTCTCTCTACCGGTGTTGCGTTAGCAGTACCACAATGAGTTAAAAATCTAATATTACTTCCACCATTAGTTAACAATGTGTCACCAATTGCAGCAATATCTAAATAAAAAGGATATGTACCAGAATTAATATAAAACATATTAAAAATTCCCAATGGTTCTATTGATGAGTAGGTTGCTAATGACGAAAGAGAATTTTGTCCACCGGTAATTGATAATACCCCCAATGGATTTCCAGTACCTATACCAAGTTTATTTCCATTAGCTCGTATGAAAGTGTTTCCCATTGAAATATTATAGGGATAAAGATATTCCGTACATAGAGTAGTAAAACAACCTACCGGTGAACAAGAAACAGTTGAAGCGTAAATATTAGTTCCAGATATTGTTCCTGTTCCTACTAAATTATTCTTAATACAAGTAGTAACACCATTGTCAAAAATACATGAATCCACTAAGTGTTCTTTTCCAGTACCCTTTGGAATTATATTAGAAGTCAAATATGTTTCATTACCTAAACTATCATATGTTTCCGGCCCTAATACAAAGTGGGATGATGTTATGTTCGTTCCGTTTCCTCTATGTACAAATATGAATTCATCTTGTACCGAATCGTATAAAAACGAACCAGAACCTCCAACTGATCCACTATCTATTATAGTCAGTCCAGCAAATCTAACTGATGGATTGGCAGTATTAAGTTGGACAATGTTAGTACCAATTGAAACCGATGATGCACTTATGTATTGAATTGAAGAACTTCCTTGTACTATTAAGTCATTTGCAATATAAACACTTCCGCTATATGTTTGAGTTCCAAAAAATGTATTAGAACCCGTTGTTGCATAACTTCCTGTTTTTAAGTTTAATGATTCATTACTATTACTTGCAGTGAATGAGTTAATGTTTGTAATACTAATGTCAACCGATGCACTCTTACTTTCCAAATTTGTTATTCTTGGTGTAAATGATG